CCCAACGCTGACAAGTGGACTAACGCTCGCACCCTGACCCTGACGGGTGATGCGACTGGTTCGGTTAGCTGGGACGGGTCTGGCAACGCCACGATGACAACAGTTGTTGGTGATGACAGCCATTTCCATCATCGCCTAGATTCAACAGACGATCGCGATGTAAAGCCTAGCGACACAGGCATCGTCGGTGGAGTCCAAGCACTAAAACCCTTCTTTACCTCGTTTGGTGGCATGACTGGTGCTTCTAATGCTACCTACCTTGACATGCTCGCCTTTGACACGTACTCCGATTCGTCGGGCGGCGGTCCAAGCGCAATCTCGTTCCACAAAGGCGCGTCGGCTGGCGATCCGATCATGTATATATGGAAGGCGGATTGGAATGCCACCACTTGGTCTACAGGTCAAAGAGTCTTTGCCGACAACTACCACCCCAACGCTGACAAGCTTACAACAGCGCGGACCATTGCTGGCTCAAGTTTTGACGGCACAGCTAACATTGACATTAGCTACAACAACCTTACCAATAAGCCATCAATTCCTGCGGCGGCTAACAACGCAACGATTACTCTAAGTGCAGGCACTGGCCTGTCTGGTGGCGGCGACTTTACAACTAATCAATCAAGTGCGGAAACGCTTACGTTTAACCTCGCGACTCCTACAGATGCTCCTGCAAGCTGGCAAGATGTGGTTGGTTGGAACGGTGCTCTCATTAAGGATGCGGCGGTAGAAATTCACGGTTCTGGCTACCTACGTGCATCGTATTTGAACATGACGCACGGTGTTGGCACTCGCAGTTCAGATACAGTCTTTTACAGTTCGACAGACGACTACATTCGCAAGACTAATGCCACAGGTATGCGTTCATCTCTAAATGTGCCTACTCGAACGGGCGGAGACGCTAGTGGTACATGGGGTATTAGCATCACGGGAGATGCTGGAACGGTAGATGGTTTGAATGCCTCATCGTTCATTCGTTCCGACGCTGACGACAATGTGAGTGGTAACACAGAGTGGCAGGACAATTATCAAGTTCGTTTTGGTAATGATGCCGACTTCCGTATATTCCACGACGGAAACCACGCCTACTTCCGCAACTATAATCACGCGCAAGGAAATATATATTTTACAGGCGAGGACACGGCAGGCACTAACAAGGCGTTAATCTACATGATTAACAACACTGCCCGCCCTTATGTTCAACTTTTTGAAAATGGTGGAGAGCGACTAAAAACAACAAGCACAGGCGTAGATCTGGCTCTGGGGATGTCGGTTGCAGGAACAACGGTAATCGACTCTTCACGCAACGTCACCAACCTTGGCACCGTAGGATGCGGCAGTCTTACATCTACGGGTAGCATAAATGTCGGTGACGGTACAGCTCAAAGCAAAGTCGCGATTAAGAAAGCCGACAATGATGCCTCTGACCATATTGAGTTTTACAACGGCACGACTCGCATAGGTGAGATTGGTTGTCAGGACACTTCTTGGCTACGAATTAACCAAATAACCAACACGAACATCTACACCCCGCGCTATATCCGCGCAGACAACGGATTTAGAGTTGATGGCACTGCACTAGGAATACAGGGGGATGGTTCCTCAGTCATACCAGTTGGAAGCGCCGCAACACCTTCGCTAAGGTTCAATGGCGATACGAATACAGGCGTATATCAAAACGGTGCTGATGCAGTTGGTATTAGTGCTGGCGGTACACGTCGAGCGTCTTTTGGTACAACAATCTATCTAGAGTCAGATGATGTTCGCATAAATCGGTATTTGTATCACAACGGCGACACGAACACGTATATGCGCATGGACGCTGACCGAATCACGTTTGTGGCGGGTGCCGTTGAGTTTATCGACATGACCGAAGGGTCAGACGACAATATCAACTTCAATACGCGTGCTCGGTTCAATAAAGGCATACGAGAGCAATCAGACACGCTAACGGGTACTGCTGTTACGATCGACCAAAACAACGCAACAAACTTCGTCCACGATCTAACTGGCAATACAACTTACACCTTTAGCAACCCTGCGGCGTCAGGTGACAGCTCTAGTTTTACATTGAAGGTCATACAGGACAGCACAGCCCGCACTATTACGTGGCCTACAAGCGTAGATTGGGTAGGAGGCAGTGCGCCAACTTTGAGTAGTGCAAGTGGCGCGGTTGATGTCTTTGTGTTCTTTACGCATGACGGCGGCACCACCTACTACGGCTTTGTAGCAGGTCAGGATCTCAAATGAGCTTTTTAGCTAGAAAGTCATTGATGGCCTCTGCTGGGATAAGCAAAGGAACTACACTCGCGATAAACATTGGTGATGATAAGGCGGCGGCGGTAGACATAAGTGACGCTACCAACATGAGCCTTATCAGCAGTATTACTAGCACGAGCCTCACAATCGGTCGTGACGCGGCAATCGACATTGATAATGACCTCGTGTATTACCCTAGCTCGCTTGACGACAGCGTGGCGGCTATAGACATCAGCGATACGTCAAGCCTCAGCGTCACAGGGACATTCACTAGCTCTACCTATGTAGATAACACGGACTGTGTTGCGATTGATCCGATAAATGAAATTTGTTTTGCGGGTGGCATCACACCAAACTATCTAACTGCTTTAAATGTTAGCAATCCATCAAGCATCAGCCGACATAGCTCACTGAGCCTAAGCTACAGCCCAAAATGCTTAGCAGTAGACCCCGCTAATCAAGTTGTTTTTGTGGGCGCAGGTTTTTTCTATTACACGGTTGATTACAGCACAGTGACCTCAATGTCCCTGTTAGACACTGGGCACTTTGAGGGGAATGCAAATGGCGGCGTGGATGTTAGATGGGATTTAGATGCTGACATTGCTTATGTTGCCTCGACAACCTCCAATAGTTTAGCCGCATTCGATACCAGTGATAGATCCAATCTTTCAACATTAGGCTATATCACAGACTCAACAAACATTCCCGAAGCGGCGGCTGTAGCAATTGATCCTGCTAATAACGTCGCGTTTGTCATGGGCGGCGGCAAGTTAAGCTCGATTAACATTAGCAATCCTGCCTCTATGTCGCGACTAAACACACTGAGTAATACAGACTTCGCAGGCACCGTTAATGATCATGAGAGCCTTGCTATAGACACAGCGAGACAGCTTTTATTTGTTGCCGCCAGAACTAACAATAACAAGCTGTTTGCGATTGATTACTCAAACACTTCTAGCCTGTCGATTGTAGGAACTCTTACAAATGCGGCGCTTAGTGGCGGCACAGTTGTTATCAAATAGGAGGCATCGTGTACTTAAAACAAGTCAACGACACTGAGGTAATCTTTCCGTATACACTGCGGCAATTACGCACTGAAAACCCTAAGACATCATTCCCTGCTGAGATGTCCGATGAGATTCTCGCAAGCTGGAGTGTCTATCCTGTTACGGTCGCAGATAAGCCATCGGTTGCACACAACGAGGTAGCAGAAAGGCAGGCAACGCCGACAGAGACAGATGGCGCGTGGTCTGTGGGCTGGACAGTTCGCACGTACTCAGATGATGAAATCGCCGCTATAGCTTTTACTGTGAGGCGTGAGAGGGACGAAAAGTTAAAAGATTCTGACTGGACTCAGGCGAATGATTCTCCTTTGAATGATGCAAAAAAAACGGAGTGGGCAACGTATCGCACGAGTCTTCGCGATGTGCCATTACAGATCAATTTTCCTACGCAGGTGACTTGGCCGACTGAGCCGTCTTAAGCAGTCGGTTTCGTGGTAAAATGTCTAAAGAGGGCACATGAGCACCGTCGTCCTCTATCTCATTTTAGAGAGTAGTACAGTCAGATATGTGGGGTATCGCGTCGTTCCACATACGATGTGCGTCTACAGGCAACAAGGCACCGACAAGGAACACGTCTACTATGTAGCCTCCGCGATCTATAGATGCCCGTCGATCATCCGATTGCGTGGGGGTGCAGGGTGATAGATCCAATCACAGCGGCGGCAACTGCTACGAAAGCCTACGCAATGGTCAAGGCTTTAGTCGAGGCTGGACGCGAAGCGCACGACGTAATGGGGCAGATAGGCCAGTGGTACGGTGCGGCCTCCGATGTCCTGTACGCCGAGAAGAAAGCCAGCAAACCTAACCCCTTTAAGAAAGTAGTATTCAGCAAGTCGGTAGAGGCTGAAGCTGTGCAGTTGTTCGCTCTTAAGAAGAAGATGCAGGCGCAACAGCGCGAGATTCTAAATCTGATTAATCTGGCTTATGGCGCTCAAGGATTAGAAGAGTTCAGGGCGCTGAAAAAGCAGGTTGCTCAGGAACGACAGGATGCCGTATACCGACAAATTGAAATGCGCCAGCAGATTGCACAGGGATTTTTGCTGGTTGTTTTACTGGTGCTAATGATTGCATTAATCGGAGTTATCCTGTCTTAACTCTGTGATAAAATACGGTAACGATTAAGGGGGACTCGTCGTGGATCTTGCAGAGAAAGCACTCGAAAAACTAGCTCATCACGAAAAGCTATGCGAAGAACGCTTAAAGCGACTTGATGAAAAAATGGACGCGGCTCACAAAGACATCTCGGCAAATCGTACTGCTGTTTTCGCTCTCTACCCTTTTATTTTTGGCGCTGTAGTTCTAGCTGACTGGCTCAAATAATGTATCAATTCCACACTGAACACCCGACGCCTAATGTCTATCTTGATGTTGCGCGTGGCGCAATTTCCAACTCCAAAATCGTCCACAAGTTCGGTGCTAACTTTGACATCGACCAAGCGACTGACCCTGAGAGTGTTTGGACAGGTGGCGGTTTGTACCCTTGGGCGTCACTTTCTAGCGCCCAAACTATTTACTGCCTGTCTACCAGTGCCAGCGACACAACTACCCTTACCCTTGAGGGGCTAGACGCTAACTACGATGAGATTACCGAGACGGTCACCCTGACAGGCACAACAGCAGTCTCTACTACGAACCAATTCCTGCGTGTATTCCGCATGACCTACGACGCGACCAACGTGGGTGACATCCAAGCACGCGTTACAAGCGCCTCTGGGACGATTGTGGCGAAGATAGACGCAGGGTATGCACAGACACTAATGGCGGTCTACACGATTCCAGCAGGCTATACAGGCTATCTGGTGACGGGTGACGCAACTATCGACTCCAAAAAAGACTGTCAGGTATTCATGTATATCCGTCAGTTTGGTAAGCCGTTTAGAATAGGCCACGTTGCAGAGGCCAGCGGTCATTATCGCTACGACTTCTTCGCCCCGCTTCCTATACCCGAAAAATCAGACATTGATATTCGCATTGATAACGTCAGTGGCAACGACTCTAGGGTCACCGCTAACTTCGATATCGTACTTATCAAGGATTAATTATGTGGCAGGCATTGATTGGGCCAGTAGTCAATCTGGTAGGAGGTCATTTTGAAAGAAAAGCTGAAGAGAAGCGCGCAGTTCATGAACGCAAAATGGAAGCAATTAAGCAGGATGCCAATTGGGAAAATATCCATGCAAGCAATGCGGCTAATAGCTGGCGCGATGAGTTTTTCTCTATTCTCTTTAGTATTCCTCTTGTGCTTTGCTTTATTCCACCTCTCGTCCCTTATGTTCGTGACGGTTTCGCGGTTTTGGAAACCATGCCAGAATATTACCGTATGCTCTTGGGCGCACTTGTCGCGTCAAGCGTCGGAATTCGTGGCCTTACTAAGTGGAAAAGCTAATGTATAAGTATTTCGATATCTCCGAGTTTCGCTGTAGAGAAACAGGCGAGAATGACATGAAAGACGAGTTCATCTTTATGCTCGATGAGCTACGTGAGCGGTGTGGCTTTCCATTTACAATCACTAGCGGCTACCGCTCAGTGCATCACACGGCAGAGCGCAACAAGAAAAAAGGCGGCACTCACACACAGGGAATCGCCGCAGACATTGCGGTGTCTAACGGCGAGCAACGAATGAAGATTGTGCGGGAAGCGATTGCGCTTGGATTTTCTGGGGTAGGGACGGCTAAAAATTTCGTACACGTCGATAT